TTCTTTTGTAGCTTCTTTGTCAATAATATACAAACGTCCGTTTTCTTGACTGTTTGCATTGATTTCTTCAACATAACTTTCAGCTACTTTTTGCTTTGGATGTACCAATGTTTTATGATCGGTAGTGAATTTACCGTTCATTCGTTGTAATTTATACAGGTCCGCGACTACAATTTTCATAATTTATTTGGTTTTTAAGTGAATACTAATTAAATGGCGGTGGCGTTGGATTTGCACCCGGTAAAACATCGCCATTTTCAATAGGTTGTAATTTGAAAATATCTCTAATTTCATTTACAGTTAATGATTCAAGCATTTTGTTTGCTACAATTGGGCTTACGGTTTCAAGAATTGAAAGCAATTTTTGATCGGCTTCTGCCTTACTTGGTAAGATATTGTATTTGACAATTTCAGATTCAACAAACGAATTGAATTCGTTTTCTAATACTTCAATAGGTTTTGAATGGTCTGAAATATCCCAAAAATCCGCAAATATAGCCTTTTTATAAGCCTCTTTTTTGCCAAACAACGTATTTACTTGTTCAACTGTTTGATGAATATAAGGCTCCAATCGTGCTTTTTTAAGTTGAACGGCTTGCATATACAAATCACTTTTGTATTTGGAAATGATAAACTCATTCAATAGCCTATCCAATATCGTAACTGGGTCGCCTTTATCTTTTGATTCGTTATACTTATTCAATATAACATCTGGACTTTCAATAATGTATCTACGCCCGTACGATTTGTAATAATACACTTGATCGGTTTCAATTGGAACTACCAAACGCAATACCATTTTAGCGAGAAAATTATGAACGAATTCCACGTTTGAACTAATCTTTGAAAGCTCATTTGTTATCGGTTGCGTATCAATGAATTTACCTGTTGCCGTGTCGTTTTGAGCGGCTTGTTCCATCGTTCCCCAAATGGTAGATTCTATTTTAAGCTCCATTTGTTTAAGGTCGTCATTGTATTGCTTCCAAACTTCAATAGATGGATTAACATAACCAGCTACATTTGGAGTTAATACAGGATCTCCCTCGCGTGGTGGCGTTACACTTACAACGTCTGTAACATCCGATTTTTGAAGTATTCCTTTACCATTACAAATTTTACAAGGCTCTGCTCCCGTTTTCCCAGTACCTTGACACGGGCGGCATTTTTGTTCATACCTCCAATGTATCGGAAAACCATTTTGAAACTTATAAATTGTCAAAACAGACTTATCTCGTGCGTAATCCTTTGCAAGTTCTGATACTTGATCGACCATTGAAACGCGAATATCGCTTCCTACAAGTGAATTATCTGAAATGATTATTCCCGGAACTTGTTTGAATGGATGGATAAATGATTTTTCTTCAAAGAATTTAAACGAACTACCTTCTTGAATGAAGAAATATTCATTTTGGCTATCAACAAAACGCCAAATTTTGGCAAGTGTATTTGTTGGTAGTTTGTAAGTCTTTGGCTCAAAAATAATGTATTCTATTTCTTGGCCATCTGAATCGTAATAACGAATATCTCGAATAGATTTGTAAGTTGGATAACATTCTTTGATTTGCCCGTTTTCCATTTCGTATTCAAGAAATATCACACCGTTTGGATCAACATCCCAAAGATTAAAAAACGTATCTGAAAGATATTTTTCAATGGATTTTTGCCCTTTGAAATTGGTAATTATATTCTCAAATGTGGCTTTAAGATTTTCACTTTCAATGCGTACAACTTCCGAACCTCCTACCGCTTCAAATACGTTATAACGTTTCTTAAATACACGGTTAAACATATCTCGAATATCCTTAGCGTATTTACGTCTTGCAATGGCACGCTTTGAACTTTCAATATATTCTATTCGATCAATTAATAATTCATGGAACTTTTCACCTGTTACAAGTGCTTTAAGTTCATCGCTTTTAGCGCGTGCTTGTAATACCCATTGAGGAGTTGTTTGGTATTTCTTAATTTTTTCAAGTGCCTCTTCAGGCGTAAAAATTTTTACCATTGAATGTTAGATCCGTTATTATCAATTATATCCATTGCAGCATATCGAAATGAATCACATAAATCCGACCAATCATGGTTTGGCGTTCCGCTCTTTGCATCATGCCATCTATAATTGTTCAGTGCCTTTTGCAAATTTAAACTATTCGGACAAACAATCAAAGTGTAACTTTGCAAAGTTTTTATTCCATGTTTTACACTATCCTTTCCTTTTCGGCATCGCTCAATGTTAAAGCCTTCTTCATATAGGTCTTTTATCATTCGACGTTCGGCAGCATCCGCAATAATCAAATTAACATACCCTACCCGATTTGCGAGTATTGCTTTGAGTGCATCGTAAGAAGTGTTATTCTTAAAGTAAATTTCACGCATGTAAATGCGTTTTGTGCTTTCATCAACTGCTACCTCGGTTAAGGCATCGGGATCGTTTGATCCAAAGTCAAGCCCGTATATTGACGGCAAGTCTTCATTGAATTCACCTAGTTCCCAGTTATCGTAAATAACGCCCTCTTGCCTATCTAACCAGCCACCTAGAATTACGTGTTTGTAATACTTGTAATCGCGAATAACTGAATTCGGTTGTAATTCCTTTTCAAGTTGTGGCAAAGATTTGTAGTATTCGTACATAACACGCTTTTGCTCAAACTCTTTGAATATGTTTTCAGCAATAAATTTGCGTGGCATATCTTGGTAAGTGGTATGTATGTAAAGGATATTATTATGAATACCGTTAAACCCTTCAACAATACCGTATTTCTCAAAGAATTCAGTATAAACCCAATGTTCTTTTGTTGTTGGATTAAGAACCAAAATAGAAACGTTTGGCACGTCAAAGGATCGTATTGACTTTTTGACCTTGTCCCAGTCCTCAAAACTTGGATGTTCTTCAGCTTCTTCCAAAACAAACATCGAAAAGTCTTTTAGGGATTTTAAAGAGGCTGTCTGATTTCCAGAACTCGTTTTAATTCCTTTGAATACGATTTTACCCTTATTGTGTCGCACGTTTATACGTCCTTTTGTGACCTCGAAATTACTTTCAAAGCCTAGCATTTCAATTTTTTCGTTAAACTCTGGAATAATTGAGTCATCTGCGCTCGTTAAAGTGTAACGTGTGTATAAGCAACGATGCGCATTAATCGAAGTATGGTAACAAACCGCCAAACCAACCGCAAAAGACTTTTGAGAGTACCTACCTCCAGTAATTATAATCGTGTCAATTCCTTTTGGAATGTTAAATAAAGGTTGGTATTTCTCGCTTATTTCAATGTTATTCATTCTTGTCTTTGGACGTGAATACGATTTGAGGTACGCTGTTCACCTTTTCGCCGTCACTTGTAACGTCAATCTTATCTCCGTATTTTTTCGGGTGCATTTTAGCCAACATCCATTTACGGGTGTCTATTTGTAGCTTATTTCGGTGTATTACGTTGTGATCAACTTTTTTATTACCGTCCTTATCGACATAAATATCAGCTTCCTGTTTATCAGCAATTTCAATCATTTCCTCGAATATTCGATCTGCCCTTTTTTGACAAGCACGCGCGTATCTTTTCTCATTATAATCGTCTGAATCTAACCATTCATAAAACAATCCAGTGTGTAACCCGAGCCTTTCAAGTGCCTTAAATAGACTAAGTCCCTCAAACTCAATTAGTTTCAAAACGTGTTCAAAGTTTTCAGGTTTATTTTTGATTTTCGAGGTGTCTTTTCTAGGTCGTTTAATGTCGGTTGTATTTCTTTTAGGTCTTCGCGGTGTATTTTCTGGCTTTTTCATGGAGAAATTTTATGTTTGAATGTTCAAATTTACTAGATTAAATTAAGTGTTTTTTTTCTGAAATTCCACTAAAATATCATAAACTGTTTGACAAAGATAGCCTAATAAATATGCATACGGCTCATCATTTTCGTAATCAAACTTATCACCTATTTTGCTCATTCGATAATTTGCTAGGTGGGTGCATTCGTGAGCTATTGCATTAATATCAATTGTGTTTGATTCTGGAAATATGACTGTGAAATAATGATCACCTCTTGAATAAACACATGGATTATTATCGTAACAATCAATTTTAAACCGCTTTTTTACGGCTTCTTTGTAGCTTGTTTGAACAACGGTAACAACGCCAAAGTAAATAGGTATTTTGAATGATTTGGTTTGCATTTATGACTACGATTTTGTTGGTAAATATTCCACTAAAACAAAAAATAAACAGGTTAAAATCTATCTATTTCAGCTGTTTTTGTGCAAAGAAGTGATTTATTTTAATTTATGATTTTTATACCATTTAGTGTCATTGTAATCCCTACCAACTTCACTTTCCATTTGTTTTAATTTTTTATCAATTTCTCTTGCGTTTTTTACCAATGTTTTTAAAAGAGTTGATAATTTATAATATTCATCGTGATTTGTTTTGTGTGTTGATATTTGACTATCTAATACATCGCACATAAATTCACATTCAATATCAATCTTACAAATAAATCCAGTTTTTTGATCTGTTTTTTCAATTGTCCAACTCATAATTTAAAATATTGTTCAAAATAATCTTCTATGTTTTCATGTTCCATACATGCACAATCATTTCCAGCTTTAAAAAATTTTAATAACAAATTTCTATCTATTCGAGGATTATCTCGATAAGATACATGTTCTAATTGCTCAATTGTTGGGTGCGCAACTGTATCATAAGCGCTTATTTTTTCTATTCTCATCTGTATTTTACCATTTTTATGTCTTCTTGCTTGAAGTATATATTTATACGAACAAAGACTACCGGTTGATATATCATTCCAGTTACCCCATTTTGATTTAAATAAATTCATTTGTTTTATGTAAATTAATTAATCGGTATTTCCGATTTTGTTGTTAAGTAATTGTTGTATATGCGCTATAAGTTGCGCTTATACGCTAGTTATAAATAAGTGGCTAATTTTTACATTAGCCACTTTAAAAAAGAGCTTAATTCTGTTCAAATGGTAAGAATTAAACTACGTTAAAAACATCCTAGGTTTTTACTTTCGTTATATGGCTTCATAATACAAGTTTCTAAACCTGTCTGGAGTGCAAAAGAAGTCTTTGATTTGGTTTGTTTCGTTGCCTTGGATAACTTTGTAATTTACCGAGTTGCCAACTATTGCAATAACCTCTGCAATTTGATTTCTAGTTAAATTCTTATAATGTTTTCCGAGTTGTATTTTCATTTGTTTTCAGTTTTAATTAAACCCCCTACCCGTATTTATACAATTACTTCCCATGTTTTTGATTTGAATAGGGGGTGTTAATTACACAGTTCAATTGCCTATTTTGAACGGTGTTTGTTACAGCTTACCAGAGCCTATTTGTTTTCAGTTATTATTTTGCCGTATTTTTCAAGAGTTAAATTGTTTCTTTTTAAAATGCATTTTTTACAATTTAATCTATGTGTAATTGTAATTCCATGATCAACATTAGTAATTACAAACTCGCATCCATCAACTTTTGTTACGCTACCAAGTTTCATTTCATTTGAATTATTTTTATACCGTTTTTTTTCAGAATTATTATTTAATCTGAAAATTGCAATACATAAAGTAAATAAAGCAAATCCTAAAGAAAAAACATTCACTAGTCTCATAAAAATAAACTTATAAGTTTAATGATTCCAATAAGCGCAAATGTGGCAACTACCCTCGATAACGAATGAGCTGAAAGTTTAGGATCATGTAACCACTTATGAAGCGATGTCGATTCTTTCCAAACATAGAATACTAAAAAAAAGCGATCGAGCATAAAAAGAGTTAGGAATACCGGAAACAAAATAGCTCCGAAAATAATACGAGCGTAGTATATGGCTTGAAGTTTATTCATTATTTTTTTTTGTTTAAAGTTATGAAATTCTAGTCTTGTTACGAATAACATCTTCAATACTTCGCTCAATCATTCCAATTGTTGATGATGAGATTCCGCTTTTTCCTTGCAAAAATTCATTAATTCTTGTTGAATTTGTATAACCATTAAGGCGTGCCAAAGTAACAATTGTTATGCAATACTTTTCGGTAAATTCATTCCACTTTTTGATAAGACTTTTTTCGTATGCTGTTGGTTTGTAATCGCTCATTTTTGTTCAATTTAATTTAATTGTTCGTACTTTTCAATTTCAGCATCTTCAATGCTTTCGGGTTCAAGTTGGCTTTTTAAAACTTCAACAATGTTTGTTTTTTTAAGTTCAACTTTTTCATAGTCAAGTCCAATTTTATCAAAGTGATTAACGATAGTTTGAGTAGCTTCATCAATTGTTTTTGCTTCGACAAGAATTCGATTTGTAATCTGTTTTCTACCACTCTCATCATCGATAGGAGTGTATTTGATTTTAACCAAAGAGAACCAATCCTGATTATCTTGTAATAAACAATCATTGATATTGAATCGAGTTATTCCAATGATAAGCAAGTCGCCTTTTACGTGCGATCCAATTTGCTCATAAATTACGGCTTCAATATCTGTAAATGAATATCCAAATACTAAATACTCTTCTTTGACGTATCCGTATGTTCCGTTGTCCTGTTGTTTGACATATTTTACTTTTACTAAAAATTGGTTCATTTTATTCGAGTTTAGTGTTACTTTCTTTGCTTTTAATACCTAGTGCAATTTGAATTGCATTTCGAATTATAAATGATTGAGGCGTGATTGAGTTGCCTTGTGATAGAATGACTTCAATTGTTTCAACTAATTGCAGTAATTCGAGGTTTTTTTGTTTTAGGTTAGAATTTTCAAGTTCTAATTTGAATAGCTTATCCATTTTCTAAAATGTTTCTAGGTTAATAATTTGTCCTTTTGTGGCAATTGTTGTAGGTATGCCAAATCTTTCAATGCATTCTCGTTTAAATCTTTGCTCATCGGATGAAGTATCTGATAAGTGAATTAAAATGATGTTTTTGCATTGCGTTAAATTCAGTTTTTCAAGTGTAAGCATTGCAGTCTGAAAACTCATATGCGATTTGTAACGCCGTTTGTTTATGTAATCATCTGACTTTTTAGATACGATTTCATCGCAAAAATTAGCCTCGATAATTACGTGGTCGAATGCCATGTTAAAATTCCATTTCAATCGGTATGTATCGGTAACAAACAAAACACGCCCACATTCGTTATGAATAATAATAAATCCCATTGTTTGAGGTGAATCGTGTTCGACTTCAAACGCCGAAATCCAAAAATCATTCACGTTGTAAGTTCGTAAGTGTTCAACTTCTTTGTATCGTTGTTCTTTACTTATTTTAAGCGCGTCAAAAGTTCCTTTGGATGCAAAAATAGGAATACCATTCTGCATGATTTGTTTGATTGATTTGGAATGATCGCCATGCGCATGAGAAACAACACACGCTTTCATCTTAAATAAATCGTAATCCAATGCTTTTACTATTTCTTGGTACTTGACCCCACACTCAATTAAGAGCGTGGAGTTTTTCCCATTTAAGATATAGCAATTGCCAATGCTTCCAGATGAAACTACTTTTAATTCCATGTGTTAGAAATTCATTTCTGGTTGAATTGCACTTGCTCCAGAGTCGTTTAAAGTTGGTTTTTCAACTGTTTCTTTTTTAGAAACGGTTGGTGTTTCAGTTGGCTTTGTGTCAATTTCAAATACAACATCCGTTGCCGTAGTTTCGTTTACGATTTCGTGCTTAACATCCTCGGTGAACGTTGTTTCAGGTTCATCAAATTCAGTCTTTGACGTGTCACCAAATACGCTAATAAATTGCTCGTTAATCTTTTGCGAATCAATTGTAATATCGTTGTATGCAGCTCGGTAAACAGTCTTATAAACCATTTCATCGAACCAACCTTCAATCTTTTCTTTCCCGGATGCTTTACCACCTGAATAAGTAGTCTTTTCACCTCCCCAAAATTCAGCACTTGCGTACTTTGGTTTACGTTTTTCGATGTCGTGTAATGTGAAAAATCGAAGTTTGTTTTTATCTGGACGCGCATTGAAAATGTGATAGTAAAAACCTCCAACAATTGCACCTCTATTTTTCCAGTCGTTTATTTCAAATTCATATTTTTCAATTGGATTTTGAAAACTTTTTTTGATAGGTTTGAATGTGTCATTTTCATACAACACTTCGATAATTACAGTATCTGGAACTTCCAAACCAAATTTAATTGCTTTCAATCCTAATCCACGGTATCCAATAATCGGAGTGATGTCGTATTTGTTTGTGTAACCGTTTTTGTAGGGAATCAAATTAACGTGATTAGGTTGTAACGGGTCTAATCCAACCGATGAAAGTCCAACAACGTGCTGCGCTAATGCAGTCATGTTCAAGTTTTCCCACTTGTAAGCTAATTGCTCTCGATTGTGTTCAGGTGTTTTTAGCCTTTTTGTTTCGGCTAATTGTAACGACTGATCGAGTTTAATGAAATAGTTTTGAATTAATTTCTTTTGAAATACTGTTAATTCAACAGTTCCAGCGTTTGCAGCAAATTCTTTAAGAACCGCATTTGTAAAACGCTCACTTGCAGCCATGTTTTTAGTAGCTGGCT